CCCCGAAATTTGCTGGCAATTGCTCATTTAACGATGAGCCCGTTGTTGGTTCTAATGTAATTTTAATTTATTGCATTAGATTATCCCCTTTATCGGTAGAGGAAGACCGATAGACTAGTTTTGTTTAGTCGCCACTCAGCATATGCTGATTGAAGACTCTATGTTCTTTTAGAGTGACTTAAGTATAGTCGTTAACTTACTAGTGGATTAGATTATGTCATTGGCACGGCATGATTATTTTTCCACGCCACGTATGGGCTTGAGTTATGGTTGCCAACCAGTTCTTTTCTCAAGTTATATGGTTCTCTGCCATTCCCACAAAAGCGACCCCTACAATAATTTGATGTGGGTACCCTTTTTATAAGGGCGCGTCTTTTAAAGATTCCCACCCCCCCAGAAAAATGGTGACATTTTTGTTGATTTATTGTAGAAGAGTTGGTGTTATATTGAATAACATAGAAGGATAGGATTAGTATTCTTATCAAAATTTCAAGTTTGTGCCCTTCACTTCCGATAGCATTATTATGCCGGATGGTGTTGGGCCAATCGAGTCTTCTGGCTCGTGACGCTTTCTTGGAATTATTGAAAGTTTATGTTTGTTTTGTCTGGACGTGTTTGAGATTGACACCAATTTTGTTCTCTATTGATAGTATTCAATTAGTGTAGACCAAATTCCTATACTGTTAAACTGAGTTATAGTTTATAGGGCGTGTTTTGCAGCGTGTTAACCTATGAAGTAGTGTAGGCCTGTTTCGCAGCAGGTTTAGCTTGGGTAGAGCGCTTAGACTTAGGCAGTCTATGATAGCGTAATATATACAGTGGAATGAAGTTGTTTGAGATGAAAGTTGAAGTGATGGTTGAAGCAAATGTAAGTCTTCGCCAAGTCACTTTTCCAATAGTCTCATTCCCACATGGAGTTGTTTATGTAGATATTGAGGACGTGTTATGATCTTTCTTTGATTTTCTTATTTCGCTAACCTAAAATGACAAGTTTTAATGGGCAAACAGATCTGCGAAGCGATTTAGGAAGTGTGAGTATGCCTAAGGCTCACGATTGTATGTTGATAGACACTAGTAGTGGACTGTTAAATGTGTATGAATGTAGTATAGTAGTGCAGTGTCTTTTGTTTGATAACGATCACTCATGTGTTTCAAGTGGTCGATATTTGTGTTATATGTCATTTAGCCAGAATAGATTTTGGTTAGATAATGTTTTGGTTCCTAAAGAGGATGTTATAGATGTTTTATGTAATTTATTGTCAGGAAATACTTACCAGTATGACAGATATTGCTATAGATTAGTTGATAGAGATCCATTAATAGAATCTCTAGCATACTCTCATAAATCTATGGTAAATTCTATGGTAGAAGGTAAACAGTCAATCGTATTATGCGATGGGTTTTTATATGTGTATAATAAAACGTATAGTAGTAGTGTTATAAATATTAATACTAAAGTAATAAGTCCGTTTCAACTTTTTGAAGCGAGATACGCGTGTATTTCTAATTTCATGATAGAAGATATAGAAGTTGAGAGTGAAAAATATTCTAAATACTCTCGGAGGAAAGCAAGATCTGCGACAAAAGGTCAAAAGTTACAAAAGTGTATAAATGAAATTGATTCAAAGAGTAACTTAGGATCTAAGAAAAAACATGTTCGTAAGAATATTTCGAAGAAATTACGGACAGAACATATTAGAGAACATTCTGCACCAATACTTAAATCTAAGCGTGTAGAAAATATAGAAGAGCACTCTGGTAGTTCTCCAAAAGAAATTTTTGAAGTTTTGGAGAAAATTTTTGGTGTATATATGTGTAATTATTTTGATAAACCATTGTATAAAGGCCTTTCAGCCATGTTATTATTATTTAGAGGAAGTGTTACAACTGAAGTATATAGTAAAATAAGTACAGTTTTTGCCACTATTAAAGATGAAAAATTTAAACTGTCTGATTTTGTGGATTGGTTAAAAAGTCTTTTAGTTAATATAGAGACATTTAAAACCAATAAATTTGCTACTTCATTTATGAAATTTATAACGAATATTTTTTCATCATTTTTATGTCCTGAGTTAATAGACAAAGTACAAACGATTTTTAAGGACAATACAGTAATTAATAAGATAATAAATTTATTTGATGCAGAAACGCATCCGTTAGAGTCTGTGTTTAACTACTTATTTTATTTAAGTAGTGCCGTACAGTTGTATATAGAAGAAGGAGTTTTGGATGGATTTTTAGATACTCGCACAGCTGATGATACTATGTTTGAACAGATGAGGGTATTACGCACTGATTTTGAACTATTCAAGACCGGGAATTTAGAGTTTGTTAAAGATAAGAAAATGTATAAATTTTTTGCGGAATTGAAGTCTGCTAGAGAAAAACTCGAGTCTATGCAAAATAGTAAGATTAAAATAGACAAGCGCCAGTATCAGAATTGGTTAGGAGAGTTAGATCAAATGGAACAGGAAGTTATAGTGCATAACAAGAATAATGCGCTTAAATATCAACCTTTTAATTATTCATTGACTTCAGGTTCAGGTATCAGCAAGTCTCATGTTGCGAGAGTGATAAATACATCGATGGCTATAGCTAATAATATAGAACATTCTGATTATTATACTTTTTATCTAAATCAGAACAATAAGTACCAGTCAGGTTGGAAGAATTCTAATACTATTATAGTAGTTGATGATGCTTGCGCCATGCGCCAAGATGCTAATAGAGAAGGTATGAATTTGGCCGACTGGTTACTTAGGGGATCAAATAATATTCCCCATGAATTGTTAGGAGCTTTTGCAGGAGAGAAAGGAACGTTATTTAACAGAGCATTAATTGAAGCATGGTTAGCTAATACTTTTGATATGTTTTTCCATGAAAGTGCTCGTTTCCCTTCTGCTTTACATCGGAGATTTCAAGTCAAGTTGGTGGCAAGAGTTCGAGATGAGTATTGTAAAAGAGGACCGGATGGTGTTTTGTCTTCTCAAATTGATTACGATAAGATTCCTCTTGATATGAAAGGAGAGATTGCTATGAATGCTTGGTTGTTTACAGCATACGTAGCACAGTTAAAAGATGGAGGAATTGCAGTCAAGACAGAATTTGGAGCTAAGGTAAATCAAGAAAAAGACGACGACGTACGATTTGTTGTCGACTCTTTCCTTGGAAAACCAGCAGAGGATCTCGATTTTGCCACTTTATTACGTTATATGATTATGAAGTCGCAAAAACACTTTGAGGCTCAAGATATGGTTATGGAAATGTCTAAGCGATCTAATAATCCCAATGAATATTGCGAGCATGGATTGCCAAAACAATACAAGCATCTATGCGCAAAGTGCACTGCCCCTATTGAAGAACATTCGAAGCGAACGAGGGCTCTGAGTATGAAGTCATTATTAGAGTTTATACAAAAGAGCAGGCTTTCTAATGTGCAGGAATGGGAAGAGTGTACAGATACTTTTGTGTTACTTAGACAAATTTTGACATCGAGCGTGGACGCTCTGTCTAGTTGGTTCGACAAACTTGTATTGGATATATTTCATATTGCAGTAAGTAAGGTGATTGACTTCTGTGAGAAGTTCTTTAGTAATCCATATAAGTATGTTCCCAAATGTTGTGAGGCTACGCAATTAGGTGCTATCATACACGGAAGGCGAAGAAAGTTCTTAATACCGATGGTAAAAGATTATATGTTTCATTTGTTTGATTATGTACTTCCTTCGTTTTATATGGACTCAGATGAGTTTCGGAAAGAGTACGCGAATTATAAACCCGTACACGGAAATGTTATAGCTATGGCTAAAGACATATATGATTCAGAGAATGCAAAGAGTGGTTCTTGGGGCATTAATGAATTTATTAATTCTAGTAATACAGCTATAACAAATACTATGTGGCAATGTAAGGAAGACGGTCCTGAGGATATTTTTAGGGACCATGTAATGCCTATTGCAGGGTCTTTGATGGTGACTACAATATTTATACCAAAATTAGTTAAAGGCTTTAAGATGTGTTATGTTGAAGAACAGGTTGGTATGTCTATACCTGTTTCTGAAATAGCCAATTTTGACAAACTTGAGTATAAAGCATGGTATAAAGATAGAGCGGAGAAAATGATTACGGTTCCCAAAGTAGGAAAGAGAGCTACAGCTAAGGATCTAGAACATATAGTGGAAAAAGATTTGTTGGTTGTAAAGAGCCAAAACGAGAGTATGAATGCTTTGTCTATCTCACATCAGTTAGTTTTGCTTCCACACCATTTTGTGAAAAGGAATATAGGAAATATGATTATAGTTCAAAAAGCTCCTTGCGATAAAGAGGTTAGTCTTAATATGCAAGTGGAGTTCCAGTTAATGCCGGAAATGGTATATAAAATACCAGGAGATGCGTGTATAATACATGTAGCCAAGCTTATGGACCATATGAAGCCTAAGGATTTAACTGAGTATTTTCCTGAATTCCATCACAAAGACACTAAAGCAGGTAGGTTAGTATGTTATTCTAATGATACCTTATCACGTATTCCTCTCAGTGACATTGAGTTTAGTTCTGAGTTGAACAATGAGTCAATAGTGCATGGTGAGAGAGCTAAGAATCCGTTTGAAGGACATAGCTATGGAGGTTCATGTATTAGAGGTATGTGTGGCGGAATAGTCGTAGATGAGTCTAGTAAAGACTCTTGTATAATAGGAATTCATGTCGGAGGAAATGAGGTCAATAAGATTGGAGTCTCAGTAAGTGTGTTGCGTCAAAGTATTATCGACGCAAAGCGGCATTTTGCTCCTTCTAGAGTAGATTTACAGGTAGGTGCTAATATGTCAATGTATGGCGAAGACATTCTAGTGAAAGAGGTGTTTGAAAAGAATGCATTTGTCACTGAGATTGATAGGTGTGATGGATTAGAATTAATTGGACAAGTATTGTCGAGAAATACTCCTAAGTCGAAAACAGTCAAAACTCCCATATATAATGACGTGAAGGAAGAATTCGGTATAGATTTTGACTATGGTTCACCGGATTTTACCTTTAATGGAGATAAGAACCATGGTGTAAAACATTTGGCTAAGAATATAGGCCAGAAGAAACCCTTTGAAAATTGTGTTTTATTAAAAAGGGCTTCTGTAGATTTGAGTAACCAAGTCTGTAGACCTATATTACAAGATTTTGAATTCTGGAAGGAAGAAATACGGATCTTGTCTTTTGAAGAGGTAGTGAATGGAGTGCCTGGTAAGAAGTTCGTTAATGCTATGAATATGTCTACTAAGTATGGTTCACACAAGCCGGGAACTAAAGGTGATCATTTCACCCAAAGAGAGGACGGAACATATGATTGTCCTTCTTATACAAAAGCTGAGTTTGAGCGACGTCTATCATTAATGAAGGACGGTATATTGACGTTTGAAACGTTAGTACAACAGTTGAAGAACGAGGCTACTCCAAGTCGTAAAATAGAATCGGGAAAAGTAAGAAATTTCTTTATGACTAGTACAGAGACACAAATGCTTTTCAGAATGTATATGCAAACTACATGTAGATATTGGAATTTGACGTCTAGCACTTCAGAATGCGCAGTTGGAATAAATCCACATAGTACTCAGTGGGATTCACTATGGAACGCTATGGAGAAGTATTCAAATAATTATACTGCATTAGATTTTAAAAATTTTGATTTAGGAGTTCCGTATGAAGTATTGTCTGAAGCAATTGATATATTATTTAAGCCTATGAGACTTTTCCACAAGTCTAAGGAAACAGATAATGTACTTAAGTGTCTTAAACATACTTTATTACATTGTATGGTTAATGTGAATGGAGATGTAGTTATAATTCCTGGTATTATTCCGTCAGGTATCAATTTGACGTCAGTATTAGGCTGTATAGTAAATTCCTTGTACCATAGAATGGCTGCTTTTACAATATATCCAGATTTACCAAGGTTTAGTGACGCGATGTTCTTAAGAACATTTGGAGATGATTCTATGGGTGCTGTAAAAACAAAATATAAGAAGCTTAATGTTAAGAACTTGATAAAATATATGTCTCAATTAGGTATACAGGCTACTGATATTCATAAGAATGTGGAAACTAATGTAATATATCATAAGAAGATAGATATAGAGTTTCTCAAGAGAAAGTTTAGGTACGATAGACATTTTGGTAGTAATGTAGCTCCTTTAGCTCATGAAAGTATGTTCAAGATGTTGATGTGCCATATTCCTACTAAGACTATGTCTATAGAAGCACTGACAGGTCAATGTGTAGATAATTTTCTCTTAGAATCAGCATTTCATGGGAAGGATTATTATGGAAAAGCGAGAGATAAGTTACAGAGAATATGTAACAAACGAGATATATCTCACCATTGTTCAAAATTAGAGGTAAGCTTTGGTGAGATAGTTCAAGAGTGGAAGGAGAAGAATGAACTCTCCTGTCCGCTGAACAAAAATGTTCAACAATGGAATTTCCATAGTTGGCTTAAAAACCTCATTTACTAAGCGTTGTATTGGTTACCAGGAAAGGTAGTTAAGAAGTTTGTAACCATTTCTAGGCTTGCAGCGTTTATTTATAAATTTCATAAAATGGTTCTAGTGGACCCCGACTAAATTAATTAAATATATAGAAGATCAGAACCCTCGGATCTTTAAAAGGGTAGCCCGGAGGGTGAAAATATGTATATTAGATAATAATGTAAAATTAGATATAAAAAGAAAGTGTTATATATATGAACAATCTAATATAGAAGAGTCTAAACAAGTCTTATCCTATTTCGACACTGTTCCAGGAGATAGTTTAACTATCGGTGGCAGTGTTCCTGATGGAAGGCAGTTCGAGCAAGACGCAGAGTTAGGTGAATTCTGGGCTCGTCCTATTATAATAGCCCCATATAGGTGGGATACGACCTTGTTCTCACAAGAATTAGACCCATGGAATGCGCTGTTTAATAATAAGCGCATAAGTAATAGGCTTTCAAATTATAATCTCTTTAAAGGGAAATGTAAGATTAAGATCGTTGTGAATGGTGGTCCTTTTTATTATGGCAGATTAATGGTAGCGTATTTGCCATATGCCGATAAAGACCTGACTACAGCGAAAAATCCTTCACAACCCTTAAATAGGTTAATTATGTCTCAATGTCCACATGTATTCATTGACCCAACTACAGATCACAGTGTTGAAATGACACTTCCGTTTTTCTTTCACAGTGATTATGTTAGGTTGATAGATGCAGACGTTGATAGACAATTAGGTAAATTGTACTTCTACCAAATGTCGCCTTTAAGACATGCTAATACTGATTTGGCAGCTACAGGAAATTCCATATCCTTATCGGTTTATGCATACTTTGAGGACGTTGAAGTACATGGCCCCACTGCGAGAAATATTTTCGGGATTTCTCAGCAGTCCAAACGAGAGAAGGAGGACGTTTCTAAGCCCATCTCTCAACCCGCTACTGCTATCGCTTCTACAGCGAAAGTATTATCGAGAGTCCCGATAATTTCGCCTTATGCTACCGCTATCGAAACAGCTGCTACTATGACAGCTACAATAGCATCAGCTTTAGGCTATTGCCGACCGACAGATTGTGTTGAACCTGGAAGATTACAACCAAGAATGGTAGGCAATTTAGGAGTAACAAATACTACAGATAGTTGTATGACTATGGCATTGGATGTTAAACAAGCGCTGTCCATTGATCCCCGACTTTGTGGGTTAGATGGTATTGACGAACTTGCAATTACGAATTTGACAACTAAAGAGTCATATATAACGTCATTCCCTTGGACAGAAAACGAAAATCCTGAGGCAATGCTTGGTACTGTTCTTGTTACTCCTTATTTAAACACGTTAGTTCTAAATACTTCGTATCCTAGTGCTATGGCTGGTGTCGCATCACTATTTCAATATTGGACTGGTACTATAAAGTTCAAGATTCAAGTGGTGTGTTCTGCGTATCATCGCGGACGTTTAGCGATCGTATATGATCCTAATGTACCTCTTCTAGGGCAAACACGAGAAGATAACGTAGCATATACCGAGATAGTAGATATATCAGAAAATAGAGAGTTTGAGATTTCAATTAGTAATTTTCAACCATATCAATGGTTTAGAAGGACTCCTGATTGGGAGGCTGTTTCTAAGTATTCTACTAGCCCTATACTAACGTCACAAGAGTATGCCAATGGCGTGTTGTCTATTTATGTTCTTAATGAATTGACAGTGCCAAATTCGGATGCTTCAGTTGATACTTCTGTCGACATCCTCCTGTATTCATATACAGGAGATGATTTTGAAGTAGCTAATCCTTCACCAGATATAAGGAGGAATACTATAGCTATTTCAGAACAGTCAAGTATAGATGATCCTGCTGAGGTTGATGAAGTACAGCATGCTCAGCATACTCCTTCCGTAAAAGAATCTTCTCATTTGGTGTACATTGGAGAGAAGATTACTAGTCTTAGAACATTATTAAGGCGTTATAATGGGTACATGCGATATCTTTACTTACACAATAGTACAAGTGAGAATTCATTGCAAATATCTCATCAAATGTTTCCATTACGGAAGGGAGCCAATCAAGGAGCCCCATATGCCGGGTTTAACGGCGTCTCTACTACCTTGCTATCACTACTCAGCACAGCTTTTAGTGCTTGGAGAGGGCAGGTTAGGTGGAAAGTTGTTTATCTCGGACCCCCCGGTACTTTATACGGGTGTAGGATAACAGGGACTCTTGCGTCAGCCGCATACAGGGTAACAAATCAGAACATCACCACTGGTACACAAGATATGGATGATTTTGAGGAAATAGAGGCGTTCGGTTGTTATGGTGGTAGTACTATAACCACAGATCACATAAACCCGAGCATAGAACTAGAATTGCCGTTTTATAGCAATTACAAGTTTTGCGCGGGTAAAGTGAGTAATTTAATCGATTCGCCGAGTACTGCGGTAAGGCAACATTTCACAATATCGGCACGAGAACTTGCGACAGATACAGTAGCAGACAAACAGCTATCTTACTTTGTAGCAGGAGGAGAAGACATGTCCTTTATGTACTTCTCAGGTTTTCAACCGTACACAACAATATAGGTGGGGGCCCACCTACTAGCTTATTTATTTATTAACCATGGG